GTCCGATGTCCTTTTGTAACATGCCGCGGTTCAGGCGAGCGGTGCGGATTAGGCTTCCGATGTTATCTTTCATCATGGCTTATATGTCTAACAGTAGACGCCGACAAAAGGATTATAATAGACGGCCGGCACAAGCTCGCAGCTTGATGGATTATCCCAATCGCAAGCATTACTAGCGTCATCGGTGTCATCATCGATGATATCCCACTGCATATCATATGCCAGCACATACCCGTTTGTATCGCAGACGCTATCAACCCGGATAGCGCTAGCCCGATAGTAGTCATGCCCGTCTACATAGGGGGGTTGTGTCAATACATAATCATGTCCTTGATAGGCATATATGCCATTTTCGGCGGTCAGCTTAGCAATAGCCGCGTCTAGCTCTTGCATTTCGCCCTTTGCCGCGGCGGCCGCCCTAAGTCTTGCAAAGCTTGCAGCAATATCAGCCAGTGTTATAGGTATACCGTTGCATGTGTAGATATAGCTTATTTCGGCGCGGTTGCTATCCCATGTAACTATAATCTCGGCGGTATAATGTTTGCCGCTTTCTTCCCAGCTGATTTTGGGGCGGGAGTAGTATTTTGACATAGTTTTGCGATTGTCAACTTTTTTAAGTTGCCAGTCTGCCAGATTCAAATCCTTTAGTGATAGTTCTTTTGCGTGCGCGATTAGTTCGGCGATTTCGTACATCTTTTCCATCGTCATAGTTTTTTTACCTCCTTTTTTCGGGTTTTGCCCTTTTCTTGATTGTATTGTACCATAGCCGATTGGATATGTCAACACTTTTCTCAAAAAAGTTTTAAGCCGAAAAAGCTATATATATCAAGGGGTTTGGGGATTTGCGCTTAAAATACAATAAAAAAACATTATAAAAACAATTTAAATTTTGTAAGATTTTTTATTACGGCTCCCGCTTGGGGGCTCTAAATCTCCCGCTTTATATGGTAGGTTGACGATGGGGAGGTGTAGATGTGCCGAGCAAAAATAACCATACCGAAGTACGGACAGGTACGGAAAGCAAACCTAAGCGGCAAAGGGATAGTAAGGGTCGCTTTGTTAAGGGCAACACTGCGGCTAAAAGTAGCGTAGCCCGCACCACCTTCCGGAATAAATGTCAAGAGTATGGGCTTAAGGGTATAGAGATACTTTATAAAATGCTTTTGAATGATAACACAAAGGACAGTAACAAAATAGATATAGTAAAGATATTCCTTGATTATGGCTGCGGTAGAGCGATAACAGAAGCTGAAAGCGAAAGGCTGAGCATTGAGCGTGAGAAACTGCGCCTTGAAAAAGAAAAAGCGGAGCGCGAAACAGCGGAAGGTGGCAAGGCTCTGCGAATTATCATGAGCGATGAAGTAAAGGAGCTGGCAGAATGACGGCTGTTGCTGCTGAAAATGTTTTGACGCTGGACTTAGGCAAACCACAGCCAAAGCAGATAGATTTTTTAANGGCTANAAACAAGTACATTGCTTATGGCGGCGCTCGTGGTGGCGGTAAGAGCTGGGCGGTTAGGTATAAGGCTAAGCTTTTAGCGCTTTATTATGCAGGTATTAAAATATTGATTATCAGGCGTACCTTTCCGGAGCTACGCAACAACCATATAGATATACTGCGGATAGAGCTTAAGGATATAGCGACTTATAACGCCAGTGATAAGCGGTTCACATTCCCTAACGGCAGCACTATCACCTTTGGCTACTGCGCTAATGATGGTGATGTACTCCAGTACCAAGGCGCAGAGTACGATATTATCTTTATAGACGAGGCGACACAGCTTAAAGAGGAGTGGCTACAGATATTCCCCGCCTGCCTGCGTGGCGTTAATGATTTTCCGAAGCGGATATATTACCCGTGCAACCCTGGCGGCGTGGGACATGCCTATATAAAGCGGTTATTTATTGATTGTAATTACAAAAGCGCTGAAAGACCGGATGACTATGTATTTATACCGGCTACCGTACGAGATAATCCTGCCCTGCTTGCGGCGCAGCCTGACTACATCGCGCAGCTAGAGGCACTACCCTATCACAGACGGCGTGCGTGGCTATATGGCGATTGGGATATATTCGAGGGAGCTTTCTTTGAGGAGTTTGTAAACGATAGGGAGCATTATAATGACAGGCAGTACACGCATGTTATAGCGCCATTTGATATACCTGCCGCATGGACTATATACCGAACCTTTGACTGGGGGTACTCAAGACCCTTTAGCGTTGGCTGGTGGGCGGTTGACTATGAGGGTGTTTTATACCGCATACTTGAGCTGTACGGCGTGGGTAACGAGGCTGACGAGGGTATAAAGTGGACAAACCAGCAGATATTTAGCGAGATAGCGCGCATAGAGCGGGAGCATGACTGGCTTAAGGGCAAGCATATTATAGGCATTGCAGACCCCGCAATATGGCAAAAGGAAAGCACAGGCATAAGCATTTATGACGAGGCTATCAAGCATGGTGTACGCTTCCGGAAGGCTGATAACAGCAGAATCCCAGGGTGGATGCAGGTAAGGTATAGGCTACAGTTTGATGACGAGGGCTATCCGCGCATGTATATATTTAGCAACTGCAAGCAATTAATACGCACTATGCCGCTTATGATATTTAGCGACAAGAAACCAGAGGACTTGGACGACAATCTTGAAGACCACGCATGTGATGAAATGAGATACATGTGTATGCACAGACCGATTAAGCCGATGATTAAAAAGGAACCGGAGGAATACAAGCAGTACAAGCTGTTCTTTGACCCGCTTGACCAATATAACAAGCAAGATATAGGGCGGTATCGCTCTATCAATTAAGATAAAGGGGGGGAGTAAATAAAATGGCGATATTTGATAAGTTATTTAGCGACAGGAAGCCCGAAGCAAGGGCGCCAGGCGGCAGCGCTATCACTGACGAGCGCATAAGCAAGGCGTATCAGACATTAAGGGAGTACAAGGCAGGCAAGATTAACCTTGAGCGGCGTATAATTGACAGTGAGCGATGGTGGAAGCTGCGGCATTGGGATAGTATGACGCATAAGGGCAATCTGCACGACATACAACCCAAGAGCGCTTGGCTTTTTAATGTGGTGATGGGTAAGCAAGCTGACAGCATAGAGGCTTATCCGGAGCCTATGATACTGCCGCGGGAGCAGGGGGATGAAGGCGAAGCGGAAGTGCTGACTGACATTATACCGCTGATACTAGAGCAAAACGGCTTTGAAGCTACATATAGTAGTGGCTGTTGGACTAAAAACAAAAGCGGCACGGCGGTATACGGCGTGTACTGGGACGGTAGCAAGCTAAACGGCTTGGGGGATATATCTATCCGCAATGTAGATGTGCTTAATCTCTTCTGGGAGCCAGGCATAAGCGACATACAAGAGAGCAAGCATGTATTTCATGTTGAAGCGTGGGATAATGAAAGGCTTAAGGAAGTATACCCGCACCTTGAGGAAGCGGCGAAGGGCGGGGGCTTAGGCGGTGAGGCAGGTATACAGTTAGCGGAGTACATCTATGATGACAGCGTGCCGAAAGATAACAAGACGCTCGTTATAGACTGGTATTACAAAAAGCGCAACGGTATGCGTGATGTTCTGCACTACTGTAAGCTGATAGGACGAACAGTTGTATACGCTAGCGAGGACGACCCCGCAATGGTGGACGGCTGGTACATTGACGCTAAGTACCCTTTTATATTTGACAGGCTGTTCCCGGTTGAGGGTAGTATATGCGGCTATGGATATATTGACATAGGTAAATCACCGCAAGAGCAGATAGANTTGTTAGGGCAGGCGCTGATTAAAAACGCTTTGTTTGGGGCTAGCCCGCGGAGCCTAGCAAGCAGGGACACTGGCATAAATGAGCAGGAGTATCTTGACTATACCAAGAGCATAGTGCATGTTGAGGGCAGCATGGACGATAGCAATTATAAACCACTGCAAACTACCCCGCTTGGGGCGCAGTACATAGAGATGTATCAGCAGCTCATAGAGCAGATGAAGTATACCACTGGCAACCTAGATGTTATAAACGGGGGAAGTATAAGAGGAGTTACAGCTGCAAGTGCCATAGCTGCGTTGCAGGAGAGCGCAGGGCGCAGCAGCAAGAGCGCTATTAAGACAAGCTATAGGGCGTATGCCGACATGATACAGATGGTGATAGAACGTATACGGCAGTTCTACAATGCACCTAGGGTGTTTAGGATAATAGGCGCAGAGGGAGCTTATGAGTACATAACATACCTTAACAGCGGCTTAAGGGGTACGCCTATACATGACGAGCTTTCGGGCGCAGAGCTTGGCATTAAAAAGAGTGTGTTTGACATAGAGGTACGCGCGCAGAAGCAGACTACATATAGTAGATTGAGCCAAAACGAACTAGCGGTACAGCTATTCAGCATGGGCGTGTTCAATCCTAACCCCGCACTAGCTGAACAGGCGCTGATGATGTTAGAAATGATGGACTTCCCAGGGAAAGATGAAATAGTTAAAAAGATAACAGAAAGGCAAACATTGTATGNGCAAANGGGCTTTGTTCCTCAAGCTCAAGCGGGTTACTTCTCCTTGCCCGCTGAGGGAATGGGCGCTTGGGAGGGCAAGCTAGGCAGCGTTTACGGCACGCAAGGCGAAGCTAAAGGGGTGGCTGACGCACGAGCCAGAACGCAAGCAAGCTCACAGCCTGAGTAAGCGTATACAAGCCGATATACAGACGGTAGGGAGCCTCCTTGATAGGGGGCTCTCATTTCGTTTTTTTATATGCTATACAGATGGTAAGGTTCGCCCNCTTAAGGGCAGAAAGGGGACTTAAATGTTCGATTTAAATTTACANCTCTTTGCTGATGGTGGCGATGGCGGGGCAGGCGCAAGCCCAGCAGGTACACCACAGGAGCAGGGAGCTACGGGCGTAAAAGACGATAGTGCAGTGGTCGCCGCATTGGACGAGTTAAGGCAGAGGAGCGCAAAGCGAGGCAAGCCAAGGATTGAGTATGAGCTGCCAGCAAGCGCACCGCAAGGGGAGCCTGTCGCCGAGGCTAAGGCACAAGAGATAGCTGACACACCAGCAGCGCAAAGACCCAGCTTTGACGAGCTAATAAGCGGTGAATACAAGGACGAGTTCGGGGCAAAGGTACAGGGCATTATCCAAAACAGGCTAAAGAACGCCAAGGGAGCGGAAGAAGCTCTAGGCAAGCTACAGCCAGCACTGGACGCACTGTACAAGAAGCATGGAGTAGAGGCGGGGGATATCGAGGGCTTAACTGCCAAGATAACCGATGACAACTCACTCTATGAGCAAGCAGCCTATGAGAAAGGTATACCCGTTGAGGTTGAGAAAGAGTTTCAAAAAGTAAAGCAACAGGCGCAAATGTTAGAACAGCAGCGCAGGTACGCTGACATGGAACGCCAATTCAACCAACACCTTGAAGGGCTAGCCGCTCAAGGCGAGAAACTTAAGGAAACATTCCCCGAATTTGACCTTAACACTGAGCTACAAAACCCTTACTTTGCAAGGCTTACATCTCCAGAGGTGCGGCTAAGTGTAGAGGACGCATACATGGTGATACACAAAGATGAAATCATAGGCAGTCTAATGCAATACAGTGTGCAGCAGGGGCAAAAGCAGGTTGCGGACGCAGTCCAAGCAGGGGCTAACAGACCGGCAGAGAACGGCTTACGAAGCGCAGGCGGTGCTATACAGCTATCCGATGACCCTAAGCAATGGGGCGCGGATGTCATAAAACAAATGGCAGAGGAAGCCAAGAGGGGCAAGAAAATCAGGTTTTAACTGACTGATACCCCGCCATGCTTAGGGAACACACCAATCAATTAATTAATCAAAAAAATTATAAGGAGTGATTAAAGCATGGCTGACGCAGGAACTTTAGTAAGCACATCTAGTCAATATGTAAACGCCTATACAGGCGATGTGACAGCATTTGATACTACTAATACGCTTACATCTACGATGAAAACGTATTATGACACATTACTTTTAACTAACATAAGGGAAAAGGCTGTGTTCGCACAGCTAGGCAAGAAGGAAGCGCTGCCGGCAGGGCGCGGACGCACTGTTGAATGGAGAAAGTGGAACACACTGCCCGACGCGGCGCAGCTGACAGAGGGCGTAATCCCGACAGGTAAGAAGTTCGGACAAAGCAGCATGACCGTAGCCCTGACACAGCACGGTATATATGTAGCGGTGTCTGACCTTTTAGACCTGCACGCTATTGACCCAGTAATAGTGGGAGCGACTGAGGAGATAGGCGCTTCCCTTACCCGCACATATGACAAGCTAGTTCGCAACACGCTGCTTACAGGCGGGCATGTAATCTACGCTGACGCGGTAGATAAGACAAACGATTACGCTTTTGTGTCGTCTCCGGCTACCAGAACCGCGTTGTCATTTGACGCGGCAACCTTCTGCGGGCTATCACCTGACATGATAGCCAAGGCGGTAACACGCCTTGAGAAAACCAACACACCCTACTATGAGGGCAGTACATATGTAGCAGTAGCGCACCCAAGCGTAATATACGACCTACGCAGACATCCAGAGTGGATAGATGTACACAAGTACGCTGCTGTTGAGGAGATATTCAACGGCGAAGTAGGACAGCTTAACGGCGTACGCTTCATACGCTCCACGCTTGCGCCTGTAATACGCGCTGCTGGGCTGATAGCAGCAGCTGATACTCTGACCGTANAGACGGCTATTAGCTCATCTACAACCACAGTAGCGGTCAAGGAAGCGATAAGCTCTGACGAAGCAACGGCGCTTGCGGGACGCAAGATATTTATAGGCGACAGTGCTAATACAATATCCTCTGNAACATCAGGCNNGGCAGGCAGCGCTACACTTACTGTAGGTACAGCGGTTACAACGGTAGCGGCTGACACAGTGATATACCCAGGCGAAGCTGCCAAGAAGGGCGGGGCG